CCATAGGCCGCCGAGGCCCCGGCCAGAGCGCCATTACCCTCCTCGCGCAGCAGATACCAGTTGCCGCCAGACAGATAGGCCGCGATGAGCGTGCCCGGATCAGGGATGGGCTTGAGACTGGCGACATAGGCCCGGAACCGGGTCTTGTCAGTGATGGGAATGCCGTAGCTGTTGCTACAGCGGCTGATCGCGGTGGCAGGGCGGAATGTGACAGTCTTCGTACCGGAGTAGGTCGGACTGAGGGTTGAAAAGGTGATGACGCCTTGAGCGTAGTCCACTTCGCCGACGCTGGTCATGCCCGATTTGAGGTTGCCGCCATCGTCAACCAGTTCGCCGCCGTCCACCGTGATGGTCAGCGTGCGGGGCACAATGGGGCGACCGGCGTACAGCACAAAGCCGGGAATGAAGGTGTCCGCCACCTGGAAGCTGATGGTCGTTAAGCTGGCTGGCACGGCGAAGGTGCGCTCAGCCACGGCGGTCACATCGGTCACCGGTGACTCAATCTGACTGCTCGGAATGATGCGGCCCATGATGCTATCGGCGTAGATTACGGTGTCGCCGGTATCGGCTTGCTGCACCAGAGGGCGAATCCCGTAGTAGCGCGCAGCATCCACCACCATCGTGTTGTAGACCACGGCCAGCGGGTGAATGTTGTCGTAGCGGCTAATTTCCGCGCCGTGAAAGGTATAGCGCAAGGCTTCCGACAACTCGACCGTGATCACCCGGCGCTGGAACGGGCCTTGATCATCGGTAAAGGTTTGCACCTCATCCAGCAGGATGCGAATGACCCGCACGTACTGATGATACGATTCCGTAGCCCAATCGTCATCGGTGTACTCGACCAGGCAGAGCGTGGTATTGATCGGCGGCGCTTCATCCGATTCCCGTGCGAAAAAGGTCAGAGTACGCGCGCCTTCAATTTGAAGTTCAAACAGCCAAGCGAAATAACGGTTACTCTGAATCCGGTAGTTTTCGACGTAAGACTGAATGGTCGCCCGCTCATCGTAAAAGTCGCCTGTACTGGTGAGCAGGACGGAAACATTGGGATCGGCGGGCTCATCGAACACCACCACGCCGGCATCCAAATACTTGTCCATGTTGGCGCTGGTCACCGCCGCGTAGACCTTACGGATGGACACATCACCCGCTGCGCGATCTACGTCGGAAATGTCATCAAAGATTTCATTTTCCACGCCCGCCACAACCTCGTTGCCGCTCTTTTGCCCGCCACCGTCGGAGAAGTCGCTGAGCCTTTCACTTTTGAAAAATCGCAAGTCACTAACAGTTATCGCCATTATTGCTTACTCTTAACAGGTGTCGTAATGGCATCTTCAAATGCCCATTGGCTTTTGTGTAACCTTTGAAGAATGGTGCTATATGGAATATCAACTTGTTTTGCCCAATCTATCAATATCATAGACTGCCCATTATATTCATACATCTTGATGTTTCTTTGATTTCTTCGTTGTGTTATCTCGTCAACCCATCGGCAATTTCCATCAAAATAGCCTTGATTATTATCAATTCTATCCAGTTCAAATCCATCAGGGCATACACCCATATCTAATAAAAACTGATTAAATTCATTCCATTTTTCGCATACAGAAATTCCTCTATCAAAATAAATATGACTATCTTTGTCGTTCGGCTTGCATCGCTTTTTCATGCTCGACCATGCGTAATAAGTTCTGCTTTTTGAAATAGAACCAGCATGGCCGTGCTTTATATGACCGTGATGTTTGCAACACGTTGAACCGCCAGATACCAAATTATTCCCTTGTACGATTACTTCATTACCACATTCGCATCGGCATCGCCATAGTAGTTTTCCGTACTTGTCTGAACCTGCTATTTCTATAACAGTAAATTTTCCAAACTTTTGCCCTGCTAAATCATTTCTTCTTTCAAAAGAAGATTGTGCAAGATTTGCAATGCGCAAACATCCGCAGCTTTTTGTTTCTCCTTTTAAAAGAACAGAACCTGTCACAATGGTTTCTTTTCCACAATCGCATTGACATTGCCATTGTGCTTTTTGATGCTTATTGCGGCCAATAAACCTTAATACAGTCAACAGGCCAAACCGCTGCCCGGTCAAGTCTTTGACGCGCGGGTTGATCCGCGTAGAATAGTTTGCGCTCATGCTCGTGACTCCTGAATAGTCCGATGATGGGAAGTGCCTGATGGCTGTGCAACCAGTCATCAGGTGCGCATATTCTATCATTATTTCGCTCGTTTCTGGGCCGTGGTCAGGGCGTCAATTAGATCGTCGGGAGAGGCGGTGGAGGATGCCGCCGCTTTGGCGCCTTGCGCGGTGGCTTGTTCGTTCGCCAGCTTTTCCTTGAGGGCCAGCGCGTCGGCAATCTGCTGGCGCAAGTCCGCCACCCGGTTATTGAGGCGCGACAGGTCTACATCGTTCAGGGACTGAAACTGGTTGAGCAGGCCCATCAGAAGAACGCTCCTAATGACTCCGTTTCGCTGGACAGCGTTTTGACTTGTGCCGTCAAGTTGGAAAGGTCTGTTTGAGAGAGTTTCTTCACCGAGGTCGAGGCTTTCTCAGCCGATTCACCCACTTTGTCATAGGCTTCGGCGGCTTCCTTGGCATCTTCCACTTGTTGTTCATGGATTTTCGCATTGTAATAGGCTTCAGCGGCGGCCTTGGCTTGGGAGTATTCATCCCTGCCAAGCGCACCGGCTTTTAAGTAATAATCTTCGATTTCATCCAACGCATCCTGCTTTTGCATCTTCAGCGACGCCACCATATCGCCTTGCAATTCATAGATTTTTTGCTTGTAGTCTTCAGCCAAATCACTCAAGGCATCCGCCGCCTCCATGGAGGCGTATTTAATCCCCTCCAGGGTATCAATCGCTTCTTCGCCCGCATCGGAAATTCCACGGATGCCATAACTGCCCGACTGGGCCATACTGACGAGGGATGCGGTTGCTTTATCGGCTGATGGCGAAAAGCTATCTGCAAGTTCTATCGTCTCTTGTAGTTTTTCGTTAAACTTGATCTCCCCTGCAACTGCACCATCCAGTGCAGCGGTTTGTTTCTCAATGATTTCCAGCAACTTCCACTGGTCTTGAAATACAGAAAAACGCACCGAATTAACTTTACCGATAGCCGCTCTTGCTCTTTCGCCCGATTCGCTTAAATGGTCAAAGTTTTTTGCAAGATACCCGACTTCCGCTTTATAAGACCCAGTTGAGGCGGCGGCTGATTTCGTCGAATCGCAGACTTTATCCGTTTGTTCTTTGTTCTCCTTTTGCGCATCCGCCGCTTTCTTCGCCGCCGCCGCTTCCTCTTTCATCGCGTTGGCGTTGGCCGATGCTTCCGCCGCTGCGTTCTTCTTGACGATGACTAAATTTTCAAGGACAGCGATCTGTTCCAGTTCAGCCGCCGTCAGTTCACCATCTCTGGCCAATTCAATCGTCTTCACGGAAACGGCATTCTGCGCATCGGCGACTTCTTGCGACTTCGCTCGCGCCAGGGCATACGACTGCTCAATCAGAATTTTATTTTTCTTTTCCAGCAATTCAGCGACTTCGGCTTCATCACCTTTGGCTTTCGCGACTTTGATGGCTCCTTCTACCACTTTAAGTTGCGCGCTGTAGTAGGAGCTGCTGGCAGTGGCGGCTCGTTCGTGCTCACGAGCATTTTTTTCAGTGATGTCTTTCAATGCAGCTAATGCACCCGTTAATGGATTCGCTGCATCATGCTCTTTCTGAAGTTTATCGTTAAGATCAGTAACGGCAACACTCAACCCTCTTGCCGACGCATCAACTTTCAGTTGCTCTTTATCAACATCACCACCTGCCAACTTCGTCTTAATCAGTTGTTCAGCATACTTCATGAACGCCTGATTGGACGCTTCAATACCCACCTTTTGTGGAGTCAGGATGTCCACCTGAGCCTTCATCTGCTCAGTGACTCGCTCCATCTGCTCAGGAACATTAAGTCCCATCTTACTCAGAGCGATGGTCGCTGGATCAGCAGCATCCTTAACATCCGTCAACTTAATTGCAACGTCCTTAAACATCAACTGTAACAGGTCAGTATTATATTTTCCTGTCTGTTGCAACTTAACGATTTGCTCTCCAATCGCCAGCAACTCAGTGGTGGTATTCGCCTTAGCCAACACATCAGTAAACGATGATGTCAACTGTTGCGATGTCAGATTACCTTTTCCTGCCAGTTCACCAAACGCATCAATCATCCGTCGAGTCTGGAAGTCCATCCCAGTCGCCGCTTCTTCCTGGCTCTGACCGATGGATTCCCATCCCTGTCTCATGACAATGGCTTTATCTTTTGATAGATCCGTTAGTCGCTGCTCTAAAGCCAAAATCGCTTCATCAAGAGGGATCATTTCCTCTATGAGTTTTCCAGCCATCGCGGCTTGAGTGCGAGCTTCTTTTTGCTTAGCAAGTTCAATATTGGTATTTTTAATAGCATCCTCAACGTCTCTCATTCCATCAGACATTGTTTTTGAAGATGCAATAGCTTCAACAGCCTCTAAGCGCATATATTCAACACTATTCTTACGCGCTTCGATTTCTGCATTTTTTGCTGTTAGTTGGTTCTTTAATGAACCAATTTCTTGTTTAACAACATTCTCTTTCTTTGTACCTAACTCTAGTTCTCGTTCTCTTAATACAATTTCAGCCTGGATGGCTGTCTGTTCCTGCATCATGAGGACAATTTGTTCTTTGTCCGCTTCTGCTTCAAGCAATCGTCTAGCCACCAATAATCTACGTTGCTCAGAAAGATCGCCTGTTAGTTTGGCTTCTTTTTCTAAAGAATCAGTGATGGATTTACTAACCGTATTATGTGCTTCTGTTTGTGCCTTCAAGTTGCGAGTAGCAATAGAAGCATCTACTAACGTCTCGGTTAGTTTGCTTAATTCTTTGAAACGTTCGCGTATCCTATTCGCTTCATTAGCAACAGCATCATTGTATTCTTGTGAGCCTTTAGTTAATCCACCATAAGCGGCCACATTAGATTCTGCTTGTTCTTGAATCAACTCCTCTGTTTTTAAAAGTTCTTTTGACACACCTGTCAATTTTGCATCAGAATCACGCAACTTTGATGCAATCTCAATCTCTTTCATCTGTGCTTCATAATATTCTCCATACGTTACTGTTCCATCTTTTAATCCAGCGCGCAATAGTTCAGTTTTTTCATGAAGTTCTACCTGTTTGGCTCGCAGTTCAGAAGATTGTTTTGATAACGCATCCTGTACATTTATCATTTCACCAATGCGTGCCACTAACGCAGCGCGTGTAAAATCAAGTTTCCTTTCTGCTTCTTCTTCTTTTCCTTTCGCTTCCGAAATTTGCCTGCTTGTTTCTATCATTTGTTTTTGGTGTATCTCTCTATTCCTTTCATTCTGAAAATAATTAAGACTATTTCCATTGAGAGATTTCTCAACTTCCATTAGTGACAATAATGCTTCCTTTCTGTCTGCGGTACTTTTTGCCTTCTTAGCGGCAGCATCCTGTTCAGCAATAGCTGCGACTAGCTCAGCATTGGTCATATCCTTAACAGATTTTGAATACTCATCAAGATTCTGCTTTGAACTATCTGCTTTTTCTCCAATATCTCCAAACATTCCAGCAAATGATAGCCCAGTAATAATAGCTGATGCGATAATCCCAACAGGCCCAAACAATAATCCAGTGACTCGTGATGTCAAAGTAGTAGTTGCGATTACCTTCTGCTCTGCCGCAACCAACTTTTCTTCTGCGACGGTTAATAGCGAAGTTTTAATGGATAAATCTGTTCTAGCAGCAGACAGATTGCGTGCTAACTTTTCAGAAACAATAGTTCCAAGACCAGCTTTATATTGTGCTTCAGCAGACAAAGCGATGGCTCTGGCTTCGGCTTGTGCTGCCTGTGCAGAAGTGACAGTTGCACGCGCATGATCAAGAGCCGCTGATGCGTTAGCTCGATGTGCAGATACACCTGAAACCAATGCAGTAACAGATTCCTTAGAACTTGACGTGATGTTCTTTAGGCCAATGGCCGCCTTTGCCAGTGCCACGCCAAGCCCCGCCCCTGCCGCACCCGCAAGCATGTCCATCGAAGTGCCAACACCACCGATGACCGTCTTTAACAGACTCCATGCGCCTGTATCTCCAAGTCCCTTCATCAACAACGTCCACTGATTGATGACATCGTTGATGACCTGATTGAAGGTGCGGACGTTTTCGGTGCCGCTACTAAACTCCGTCTTGAGTTGATTGCCGAATAGCACCAGCGCATCAGATGTCAGCAATCCCTGTTCCATCAGATTGAGCATTTCCTGAACACTCAGTCCCAGTGCCCGCGACATGATATTGAGGGCACCAGGGATGGCCTCAGCCAACTGGCCCTTCAATTCCTCTGAATAGATTTGACCCTTCGACATCATCTGCGCCAGCGCATTCATGGCGCGAGTGGTGTTGGTTGAGTCAGAACCCAACTTCATCAGGGCATCTGAGGTTTGCGAGAAGAGGGTGCGGACTCGTTCACCTTCCAGTAAGGTGCCCTTGGATGCCGCCGTGAGCTTTAGGTAGTTGTTACCCAGCGTCTCGATGGACAAGCCCGTCTTTTGAGCCACCGAGGTCAGGAAGGAAAACTCGTTATTTGCGCCTTCAATAGAACCACTGACCGACTTCAGTCCCAACATCAACTGTTCAACGGAACGATTGATGTCCAGAAACGACCGTCCTAATCCAACGATGGCATTTTGCCCTTCCACCAGCGCACGGATGCGTAACGCCAGTTCGAGTTCGCCTGCTGGATTATTCTGTAGCATGGATTTAGGCCAGCGTAATAAGTGAGATGGTCAAATAGTAACGATCCCCATCCTGATGTGGCATCAGATGATAGACTGGTTCAGACTCAATCCCCACTCCACGAAAACAGACACTGAAAGTTCTTAAGTCGCTCAATGTTAAGGTCATCGTATGAAGTGGTAGGTTAAGTTTAGCATGAAGTGCTAATACTGTCGAGCGCAGCAACCAGATGGGGCCACGAGATTCATTCTTGGCCACCAGTGTAATTGGGCGTCCAGCCGTCTTGGTGGATTCCTCGAAAATAGGAACTCCAGCCAAGCTATAAGTGGGTTCAGATGTCCGTTCGACCACTGACCAATCGAATTCATCTTCCCAGATCAAATCCCCAGGAAGATGAATTCCATCAAGAATGATGTCGGCCATGGCTTACTCAATAGTTGCCATAACTTAGATCGTATACGCCGTATCAGTGATTTCACGATAGGTGAACGGCCCATCTTGTCCGGTGGGTGTCACCAGCGATCCACTCAACGAGAAGGACACAAACTTCTTGCCGGCAATATCCAGTTCACCCGATGGCACCAGCACGGCTTCGTGAACCAGAATCTCCACCTTCTTCTGTGTCGCCAGATTCTTACCATCCAACCGAACCCTGGCGCGGATTTCGTTCTGAGTGGCCGCAATAATCTGTTTACCACTCCGAGCGCCATATACATAGGACACAAGGACGGTTGATCCATCAACGACATTGTGAGTGGTGGACATGGGGACATAGATCATGCCCGCCGTCGCATCAATCGTATAATCACCAGGAGTCGCCAAGGTCACAGGAGTCACGGCATTCGTGGTCACTACCACATTAGCCACATTTCGATTCGCCAACTTGACCCACCGGCCCAAACGAACGACCACTGACTCTGGCGCACCCACAGTCACCGTACCTTGCGCATCCGCGATGTCGCTCAGCGTACCGAGCAACGCATAGTTGAGGATTTCAGCACCCGCATCATCAGTTTCGATGGACAGGCTAGATACGCCAGGGAAAATAATAGAATCCAGTGCTTGACCGAAGGTATCACGCATATATGAAATGCGATCTAGCGAATCGGCCTTGCCGGGCGACAGGCTGAACTTCGTGCAGTTGATGGGGCCAACCATGCCAGTATAGGCACTATTGACGATCTGGTCGAGGTAGACATCACCCGCGCAAATGAGACCACTCATGATGGAACTCCACTGAGAACGTAAGTTGTTTCAAAAGCCAGCGGGTAATACCCGTAGCCACTTTCATGATCTGGTGGTGGTGAAGATGCCGCCAGCGTAAGATATGAATAGGGGTCGCCTGGAATCCATCCCAGTAGTGACTCCACGATTAAATTTAGCACTGGGCCTGCCGCTTCTTGCGATGCCTCGCCAGTGAGTTGCGTACTGGCGTCCCTAACTGCCGCAACAATGACCACTTCTTCAGTGATGGCAGCCTGCCGATGCCGCTGCTCATCCACTCGAACCCCATTGGGGATCACGATGATTGCACGAGGGATATTGCGTGGCATCCGTCCAATGGAATCAGCTCTCACAATCGCTGTCCCTGTCCACGTCGTCGCATCCAGCAGCAGTTTCGCATCCAGACTGGACTGCAAACGAGCAGAGATGGCATCCGCAACGGCATAAGGAAGCGCACTCATAGCATTACCAGGATGGCATCACAGTAAAGCAAGACGTGGGTTCAGAGTAGGCAATGCCACCTGAACCACCTGTCGTCGCACTATTCCAAGTCG